AAGACGGCTACCAACGACAAGCGGATTACACCCGTAAGACGCAGGAGTTGGCAGACGAACGCAGACGATTGCAGCAAGCAGAGGCGATAGTTTCTTCGCTGGAAAATAATCCAGCAGAAACTTTAAACGCTTTAGGTGAGGCATTTGGTTTGGTAGCACAACCTCCGGCTCCTAGAAGAAATACTGAACGTTATGAAGATGATTGGTATGACGACGAGGAACCACAAATAAGTGAATTTGAGGATGCTACTGCCCAAAGGTTGGCTCAACTTGAAGGTCGCTTGGCTATGCAAGATCGTGTAGCGCGTAGACAACATGTAGAAAGACAAGTACATAGTCTTAAAGATCAATATGGAGAGTTTGACGCTACTGAACTTTTTCAACATGCGTTGCGGCACAAAATAGGAAACCTTGAAGCAGCATTAACTCATATGCGGTTTGGTGAAGTTTCTGAAAAAGCGACAAAGTTGGAAAAGGAACAAGAGCGGACTGGGGCTAAACGGGATGCGTCAGTTGTTGAACCCGGTGGTTCAACTGCTGCACAGGCTGTTAAAACCCAATCTAAAACTCCTCCACAAAGTATCCGAGAGGCTTTTGCTTTGGCTAAAAAAGATTTAGCCTAATATTTTCACTGTAGGAGGTGGAGAACAAAAATGGCTGGTAACAGTAATTTTGATGAAATACTTTCCACTACCCTGAACAACTACATTCCGAAGTTAGTTGATAACGTCTTTTCGGCTCGGCCTCTATTTTATGCCATGACCAAAGGCGACAACATTCGTCGTGTATCAGGTGGTGCGAAAATCGTAACTCCTATTATCTATGGTTCAAACTCTACCGCTGCTTCATATTCAGGTGCAGATACTATAGCGACTACCGCTCAAACAGGTATCTCAGCCGCTGAATACGACTGGAAACAGTACGCAGCAACAGTAACTATTACTGGTATAGAGGAAGCCAAAAATAATGGCGAGGCTCAAATAATTGACTTGCTTGAAGGAAAAATTTTCCAAGCACAGGAAACTATCATTGACAACATGAACACTATGTTCTGGGGTGATGGTACTGGCAACTCAAGCAAGGATTGGGAAGGTATCCAAAGTCTAGTTGGTGGAAGTCCTGTGGGTGGTATTAACCCTAACGACTCCGGCAACGCTTTTTGGGCATCCAACTCAACAAACGAAGGTGGAGCATTGGCGCTTGCCTCTATGGGAACTATGTATAACGATGTTTCCGTAGGTAACGATCAACCTACCATCATATTTGCAAGACAACAGGGCTATGAAGCCTACGAAGCATTGCTTTCAAGTCAGATTCGGTACACCGACACTGACTTGGCTGACGGTGGATTCCAAAATCTTATGTTCAAGGGTGCGCCCGTAACATTTGATTCAAGTTGTCCAGCAAATGAAATGTATTTCCTTAACACGAAATACATTCAACTTGTAGCCCACAGCGACGTTTGGTTTAAACCAACCCCGTTTGTGCGCCCAACCAACCAAGATTCTGTGTTCTCACAAATCTTGTGTTACGGAAACATGACCATTAGTAACCGTGCGCGTCAAGGACGTTTGCACGGAATTACCGACGGTTAATTCTGCTGTTAGGTGGGGACTGCTTGCGGTCCCCACCCGACACGAAGGAAAGAAGTATGAGAGTTAGAGCAATCGCTTACAAAGACAATATGCGGCCTTATGGACAGCCAGCAGATAATTTTAGAGATGCTACTCCTCGCCCTCAAGCGGTAGGACCGAACAGAAATGTTCGTCAAGTAGCAGACACCAGCGTAGTGCAACCAGCGTACGATTCTAATATTTGTTCTGCAACTAAAAAAAATGGTGATTCTTGCAAAGGGCATAGAGCGGGAGATAGCGAGTTTTGTTCTTTTCATAGAGAATAGAGGATTTAATGGATTTAAAAGAAATGCGTGACTACGCTAGAGATGTTGTTGATATAGATTCTAGTGATGTTTCTGACACTACATTAAATCATTTTATTTCTGAAGGATATAATCTTATTATCCATTCTGAGAAACGTTGGCCGTTTCTTGAAGTCTCAACTACTTTCACTACTGCTGCTGGAACTAAAGACTATACGTTATCTACCGTAGGTGATTCTGTTCAAGATGGATTAAGGGAAATAAATAGTTTAAAAACAGATGACCATGTTCTTGAATTAATCGGGTCAGATGATGCCGACATTATGTACCCGTTAGATACGAATACTACTGGTGAGCCTTGGTATTGGTCTTA